GAATCGGAGCAGGTGTCGCTTGCCGCTACGAATTCGTTCGACAGCGTCGCGCCCATCGCTCTGTATGTATCCATCAGCCCCTGCGTTTCGGCGTTGGTCTGATTGAGTACCGGGAAGAGTTCGAGCGCTCTGGTGCCGAAGAGTTCAGTGGCGGCCGCTACCTTCTCCGTCTCCGTCCCAAGGTTCTGTATCGCAAAGACGGCCTGCTCGAACGCCTCGTCGATGTTCGATGCCGTGATGCCGTACTCCTTCAGCGCCGCATCGCCTGAGGCGACACGCTGTGAGAACTGGCGCATCGCCACCTTGAGCGCGGAGAGTTCAACGCCGTTCTGCTTCAGCACATAGCCCCATTCCTGGTATGCCGTCGTGCTCAGAAAGACCTTCTGCGATTCGTCCTTGATCTTGTCGCCTACCTCAGCCGCCTGTATGACCGCCTCGATGTATCTCTTCGCAAGTTTCAGCCCTGCGACCAGCGCACCGACCGCCACAGATACGCCGCCGAGCGATGAGGACAGACCTGACATCGATGCGATGCTTCCCTTTGCGGAGTCCTGGACGCCGTTCAACGTGGTCTTCAGCGCACTGAACTTCGATGTCGAGGTCGATGCCTCGCTTGTCGTCTGCTTCAGCTGGTTTTTGAATTTTCCTATTTCAGCCTTTGCCTGGGAGGCATCAGCCGTTATTTTCACTTTCAGTTGTTCTGTCGCCATTCTGTTCAAACCTCTTGTTGAATGCGGTTGCGAAGTTCATGAAGTTGGCTGCGGATCTGCTCATTCGCTCTTCTTCTTCCGCTTTCTTCCGTGCCTCCTCAGCTTCCTCGCTCCCGAAGAATTCAGGATAGATGTCCTCTATCTTCGGCACGTTCTTTCCGCTTATGGCAGAGCCAAAGAAGAGCCCGACGGAGAGCGCCTGAAGGAAGTCGAACCGGGCACGCTCTTTGAGCTGCGCCGTGTGCGCCTCGCTTGCCCTTATGACCTCACCGAGCGTCATGTCCCAAAAGTCACGCTCTGCGATGCCGTTCTTGAGGCTTTCCGCACGCCAGTCCATGATGATTTCTGTGAGGGACTTGTCCTGTCCCTCTTCATTTAGTTTTTTCGCTCACCGGCTTCTTTCTCCAGGAATCCCGCTTCCTGGAACGCCTCAATGAAGACAGGCACGAGCTCCCAATAGGTGTGTCCGTCCGCGATGTAGTCGCCGATGATCTCGTATGTGTCGTCAAGGCTGATGCCGTGCTCATAAGCCTGAAGCATCTGATGCAGTATGATCGCCATGTCGGATATCTTCGGGAGGACATCGTTGTCGATCTCCATGAAGATCTGAAGCGGCGAGAAGCCGAGCGATCTCTCGAGGGCTACGATGCCCTGCACTGTCAGCCTTAACTTGTATGTATGGTCTCCGACCTTGAATTCAGTGAACATAGTGTGCCTCCTTGCAAATAAGGGGAGGCAATAGCGCCTCCCCTGCCCTTATGCTTATGCGAATGTGATCGCGCTTGATGGCTTGAGCGACAGCGTATATGTGATAGCGTCGTTAACGCCTACGCCGTTCAGCCTTACAGACGGCTCTGCGTCGAATGTCGCAGTAGCCCCGCCTGTGCCCGGAAGAGTTACCTTCCAGCTGTTGGATCCCGACAGGCCGTTCAGAGTATTGAACTGTGTCTTCTCGTACAGGAATGTGAAGTCGAGGCTGTCACCATAGTCGAGAAGACCGTTGATGTACATGTGCGCAGAATCCGCAAGTGTAGTTACCTCTACGGAATCAGCGCTGCCGCCGATATCAGGGATCTCCTGCAGGTTTGTCAGATCTGTGTAGGAGCTGGAGCTTCCTGCCTTGTAGCTGAGCTTGATGCCCTGTGAAAGAGTTCCTGCCATTTGTTATTCTCCTTCCTCGAAGCCGATGGCTTCGTAGTCCATTATCTTTTCTATCACCCTGCCGCTCACTATCTCGTTCGCTGAGTTCCGGACAAAGCCCAGCCTCTTCATCGTGGAGTCGATCTCCGCAAGGTATGACTGCTGGGTCTTGTTGTCCATCCACAGCTTTATCGTGTAGTTGAGATGCGAGTATCTCAGCGTGTCGCCTTCAAGGTATGAGCTGTTGTTGTTCTCAACGTAAGTGATGCACGGCAGTGTGATCTCATCAGTGATAAAGTTCTCGTAGTAGGTAGGAAGGATGACGGAAAGCGCCTCCACTATGCTCGGGTCAAAATCTATCATCGTATTCCTCCTTAACGTATTTCAAAAAGTTGTATTTCTTGCTGTTGAATGCAGGGATGAGGAATGGCCTCGGCTTCACGCCGTATGTCGTGTGCCACCTGCCGTCCGAGCCTCTGTACCTCCACGGAATGGGATGCTCGGGCGTTGCCGCCCTGCCCTTCCCATCGAATGCGTGGATGCCCGTGCCGTGTTCCACGTAGACCGCGTATTCCAGATTGGTGCCGACCTCGACACTGTTGCCGTCGAGCTCTGCGCGGATGCTCCGCTTCAGTGTGCCTGTAGGCTCAGCAAAGCGCCCGTTGCAGTTCTCTTTTGCCTTCGTTTCGATGTCGTTGCCGACCTTCAAAAGCGGTCTCCTGAGGTCGATGTTCTCGCACCGTTCGAGCTTCACTATCAGCTCGTTCGCGTTCTCGAATACTACCTTCATAGTTTCGCCAGCAGGATCTCCTGCCAGAAGTCTGACGGGACCACGTACCTGACGCGGTAGTCGCCCAGGGCGAGGCTGATGACCTCGCCCGGAGCGATGCTCGTGTCTTTCGTGAGTCCTATCATCTCGATGTCGACATAGCGCGGGTCCTGTACGTTCTGCTGTGAGTAGCGTCTGACGGCGATCTCTGTCGACCGCTCCGTCGGTGTGCCCTTCTGCAGTTGTCCGTACTCGTCCACCGTTGTGCCGTAGGCCTTTACCGTTGCGCTTTGGAGTTCTCTTGCGATTGTCATATGACTCTCACCTTCCTGTACCTTTTGAGCTGCTTCATGATGTCATCTGAGTAGCCGGACGCATATCCGAAGGACATGCCGCTGTAATTTTCAGAGGTCAGTCCCTCGGTGCCCATCCTGTTGTAGTCGTAAATGACCATAGCAATGATGGTGCCGGTCAGATAATCAAGAGCGTCGTCATTGTTGATATAGTTCTTTGCGAACTCCGTCGCGTTGTCGATGAGCTCATTAAGCAGCGCATCCTTTGAGTCATCTGTGATATTCAACAGCAGTTTTATTCTTTCAAGCATGCGCTACCTCCCCGCATTAGGATGCGACTGTAACTTCGGTTGCGACCTTCGCAGCCTTACCAGCTGCGAATGCTGTTGCGTTGATCTTGTCGCCTGCTGTGAGATTGGCCTTTGCGGTCATTGTCCAGCTGCCGCTTGACGGCACGACATCGTATGCCTCGCCATCGCCATCAACAACATGTACCAGGAAGCAGTCTGTGCCGCATGTGCCGGCGATGGTCTTTGCGTTCTTGGTGTATGTCGTGATAGCGCAGGCTGTGCTCTGTGCTTTAGCGAGCATCATGCACTTGCTGTTGTCAACGAGAGCGATGATCGCATAACGGTCTGCTACGACGGTGTTCTTCTTTGTGTCGATGTCCTTATCGCGCTCTACTCTCACGCCCGTCTTGATGAATGCCTTGACAGCTTCTCTCTTGGCGATGTAGATGGAGTCCTCGAGAACAGCCTTGCTCTCGTAGATAGGAACGCCGCATACTGTGCCGACATAGCCTGTGCGGACATAAGCCTCAACATACTTGAGGTCGTCTGCGAGGGCCTTGCGGACCCATGCCTTGTTGGATGGGTTTATGAGTGCGAAGAGGCCGTCCTCTTCTTCCGGGAACATCGCAAGAGCATCTGCGAAGAGGTTGAAGAGGTAGTTGTTCGCCGTTGTGCTGAAGTCACAGGCGAGTGATCTGAGCGACTTGCTGTACTCTGTGATGGCGGCTGCCGTCCATGCGTTGACCATGCTCTCGGAGAGAGACTGCAGCTTTGCATCTACGAGTGCAGGATCAGAGAATTCATCGTCGTCATACCAGCGGGTCTGGCCCTGTGTGCGGACAGCTGTGTATGTCTGCTCAACGTAATCGGCATCGATGAAGGTTGTATTGCCGTCGCCTCTGCCGAGCACTTCTGCGCTGCCTGTGCCTGTGTATGTGTGGATCTTCTTTGTGAGGCCAGGTGTGCCTTCGAGGCCGTAGTCAGGTGTAAGGAACCTGTTGATGTCCAGCTTTGTGGACAGAATGCTCTTGATCTTGTTCTCAAGCACAAAATTCGGG